AGTTCTATAGCTTCATCATATAACACTGTTAGTTTCTTTAATAAAGATTCTAACTTTTGAACTTTCTCACTCATCATATATTTCCTTCTCTTATCTTTTCCATTCGCATCACACTTTCAATCCACTTCTCTGGTGTCATGATATGTTGTGATACTGTTACTTTTAGTTTTGATTTCTTGAACTGACCTTTGAGCATCTTTGCGAACTCTGTACCAAAGAAACGTGAAGACAGTTTAATTACATCCCTACGGAATCCAATGTCATGGTGCATATTACCACATAGGTGAGCAAACTCATGAATGATTGTGTAAGGACAGTTGTTTTGTTGAAGACGCATTGTACCATACCAAGTCGCCTGTCCAGCGGTTGCACCACGAAAGTGTGCGAGTTCAAGTGATGGGTCTAATCGACCATAACGTGACGCATCTTCTTTCTTACACAGGGATTGATAGGTTTTAGATTTTGCAACCTTCTTGAAATATCGTTCTGACTGTTTCCAATTCAGACGTTTGAATTTTACATCGTTAGGATACTTCGCACGATACTCTGCAATCGCAGCGAACTCTGCGTTGTAAGTCTTTTGTCTACCAGCATCTTTGAAGTTGGCTTTACCTGTCTTAATTACCTTCTGTTTCTTTGACCAGTAATTAGCGTACTTGTTTGCATAATCATGAGACATGATTTTTGCAGCACCTTGGTAAGCATCTGTTGAACTGTTGTACATAATATAAACCTCTTCTCTCAGTTATATTATCATTCTACCTGTTTTAATAACAAATGTCAAGAGGTTTTTACAAAAAAAAACCCTTGAAAATCAAGGGTTTGTAAATTATTTTGTGTTCTTTTTAGCGAGTTCCTTCGCAATCCACGCTTTTGCGATGCGATTCGTGACCTTTTTGCGAATCAGTAACATACATCGTTTCCAGACCTTTGTGAATACATCTTCACCAGCCATGTTGTTATCAACAATGATGAAGTTACTGTTACCAAACAGTCTTTGAAATCCACCAATATTTGATTGGACTTCATTCCACATGGTAGCAACTTCTTTTTCTGGTAGAGTACGTTTACGTTTTGCGTTTTGTTCCTGTGCAGTATCTAATGAGGTATTTACAAATATCATATAACACTCGTATCCAAGTAACTTTAAACCTTGCACCTGTTTTGCAATTTTAGCATAGTCTTTACCTGTACCGTCAATGATAAGTCCTAAACGTCCGTCAAGGAAGTTACCCTTCATACGAGAGGTAACACCTTTTGCACGCCCACGAATTTCTTGTCCTTTGTCTGAATAGATGTCTTCTGGTGTGGTGTCTAGACCAGCATCATTCAACATCTTTTCATAGATATCATCACTGTTAACCATTTTCAGACCGAGGCCGGAAGTGGTTCGTTTCGCTACATACGACTTACCACTTCCAGGCCCACCAGCCATGAATATGGCTTTAAATATATTGGGGTCGTAAACTCCCTCTTGTAATTCGTGAAATGTTTTCATGGTCTACTTTCTCTAACAACTCTTGTATGTATTTATATTCCTCTGGTTTCATAGGTTCTAACTCCCTTGTCTGTCTCTGCAAATTAGTGAACTTCTTTAACTTTTGTTTTTGTTTCGCTTTCATGTGAATTCCTTCTCTATGTGATTTAACTATCATGACAAAGATTTCTTGAGTTGTTATTGATGCCTCCTTATACGTCTATACGTTCGGCCGAACCAGTGTTAGAGTACTGTGGCCCAGATGATGGATACTCTTCTTCTAGACTATCCTTTACAGTTTCCATGTAAATTTGATGTCTAGGGTCTGCACCCATTTTGAATTCATGTCTTATTGTTGTTACCAGATGTTTGCCAGATAACTGTTTGTCCAGTTTATCTTCTGTGCCGGATGACGATGCAGCGATATTCAATTCAATGATATCTCCTGCTTGACTATATGTTTGGCCTGGAACTTGTATTTGTAGTTTGATACCACGTTCAAATTGTCTCATTCTAGATTTTCTTCTTTGCAGTGTCTTTTCTAGATTGTCACTTTGATATGGATAATCTTCGGTTTCATAAAAATGTTTGGTCGCACTTGTTGTCGAAACATATAGTTTCGTATCTGGATAATCCACCAGACTTTTCTGCGTCCTCGCATCTGTAGCTTTTGAAATGATTGGAGACTTCCCATCTGTGTGGGTGTCTTTCTCAAAATTCTCCAAGTAATTGAAGTCATAATCTTTGAGAGTTTTATTGTACAAATCGTGTACCCTTAATTTGGATGAGTAGAAACCTTCACTCATATTATATATAGTATCTTTAGTGCTTAAAACAGACATTTCAGTGATAGTTTCTAAGTTTTTTACAGGGTCAATCGTACCCTTATCACTTAGTTGATTGGGTATGTTTTCTTTGTATACCATTGATGGTTCTTGGTCACATAACCCATCAATAGACCTAAAATGAAATCCTTTGGTTGTCTCATAGAATATATACGATGGTGCTTCTTTGTGTTGTTTAGAATTAGATATCTCACATAGGTGTTGGATTGTAGTAAATGGTTTCTTATTAGGCACTACCATCTTTACATGATTCGCAGTTGGTTCTACAAACAGTTTTCTGGTTGAGTCCAGATAGTTCTGGTCACGCAATATCTTTTCTACAATGTCAGCAGGGTCACCTTTATATGACTGTGATATTCTTGAAATCTGATTACGAAATGATTCTTGTGTGGTGAAGTTTACTGATACCAACAATGCACTGTCGTTTGCCTGTGCAACTGTGTTGATTTTGTAAACCTGTAAGGGTGTGGTCACATAGTCGATAACTGATGTTTCATCATCGTTGTGTAACTTGGGTGATTGTTGTGGTGTCTGAATCTTGAGCGAGAGTTTTTCTTCACCAATGATTGGTGCATTCAGTACAAGATTATTAGTGTCCTTGAAGAGTAAATCTCCACTAATTGCATTGGAGTATATGTCTTCATAGATATTAATGTTTTCCAACAGGTTTGTAATGTCGATTTCTAGTCCTTTAGTGGTCAGTAGTTTACACTCTTCAACTAGAAACTCGCCTGCAAATTGCAAGTCACTTTTGGCCATTATGCACCTTCTTTAATTTTCTTTTCAAATTCCTTAACGAAATCTTCAATGAATCTAGGTTGTATCAATCGTATCTGTGCCTTTTGTTCTTGTAACTTCTGTTCATGTTGGTAGTTAGACACAGCAGTTGCAGATGCATAGTCTGTAGTATTCATACCAACATCAATTACTTCAGTTGTGTTACCAGATGTTTGAGTAACCTCGTAATGATGTATTGCATCTGGATTACCATATCGTTCTTTTACATATTGTTCAAATGTCTGTTGTGACATAGGCCAATCATGATAATAATCTACTATATCGTTTGCAATAAGAATTGTCCAGTGTAATTCTGGGTCACCATAATACTTGTGTGCAATAATCTCTGGCGCTTCGCCGTCCTGTACATCGTAGTAATCAAAATCAATCAACTGATTCTTTGTTGTGAGTTTTACTCTGCGAAAGATATCTTTCATAATGGTTTCTCTACCATCACCTTTAGCATCATACGATAAATTTGGAAACATTGAAAAATATGACATTTAAAACCCCTCGACAATTTTTTCTCTGGTGATAACTTCCAGTTCTTTGAATTGTAATTCGATGTTGGTTTCTACAGGTGGAGCACCAGAACCATTAATGCCACTAGTTGGTCTAAAGAATTGTACTCTTTCACCACCATATGTTACATTACATGATTCTAGAACTGATGTTGAAATTCTGTTAAGGAATCTGTTTGCACCACCACTGTAATAGTATTCAATATCAAATGTTGCTGGTACAATGAATGTTCTTGATGTATCTGCGGGCCCATCAAATGATGGTGCCATATAAAACCTAAACATATTTACGATACGGTCTACATTCTTTGCCTCTTGTTCAGACTTAGGCATCATCTTGAATGAGAATGAGAATCCTCTTCTTTGAACACCCTCAAATACCATTTCCATTCTGTTGTTTGTAACCTTACCACTTGAAATTTGCATTGATGCTTTTGCACCAGGCGCTGCAGTATCCAATGCAGTTCTTAATGCCTCTTTACCAGATTCTGCCGCTACATCACCAAACGCACCCATTGCTGAAACTGCTGATGCACTAAAATCACCACCGTCTTGAAATCCTTTATATGCAGCAATCGCTGCAGCAGTCGCTGCACCAATCTCTACTTCACCATACTTTGACACCTGTTCTAAAGATACCTGTGCAGGCATATAGAGTGCAATAGAACTAGAGACACGTTTTGTTGGTGCTCGTTTTACTGACAGTGTTGACGTACCCCCACCACCACCATATGATGTTCCACCTGCTGAGGAAGCTGCACCACCAGAAAATGATATATTTGCATTTGCTTGTTCATTAATAAAGAACTGGACATAATGACCTTGGTCAGCACTACCCAAATCTTCTGGATACGACAGTTGACTTTTCTTAAAATTTGAACCTTGCATCTGACGAAATCCAGATGCTGTATTTAATTCATGTGGTGAACCCATTGTTTAATATCCTAATAAATATCTCTATATATTATTTATTTAGGTGTAATGTAATGGCATACCGTGGAAGATATAGTCCATCCAATCCAAAAAAATATAAGGGTGACCCCTCTAATATTATTTATCGTAGTCTCTGGGAACGTAAGTTCATGGTATATTGCGATATGAACGATAAGATAGTTGAATGGGGTTCTGAAGAGTTCTTCATACCATACCGTTCACCTATTGATGGTAAAATACACCGATACTTCCCAGATTTCTATGTCAAGGTTAAAACTAATACAGGCCCAAAGAAGTGGGTTGTTGAGGTCAAACCCAAGTCACAATGCAAACCCCCAAGAACACCCAAACGCAAGACTAAGAAATATATCAATGAGGTGCGTACCTTTGCAATCAATGAAGCAAAGTGGATGGTTGCAAAAGAGTGGTGTAAGGACAGAAATATGGAGTTTATCATCTTAACTGAAGTTGAATTGATGATATAAATAGAAGTATGGCAGAGTTAAATTATTTCGACCAGATATCGAACCAGATAAAAACAGGTAATGAACCGTTCAAATGGTATCGTAATCGTATTAAAGAATTGGGCACACCTAGTGTGCCTGAACTGTTGCGTACTGGTAAATTAAGTAAAACACCAGTTGGAAAATCCTTGAATATGTTTGTGTATTCTCCAAAGGGTAGAAACAAATTACCGTATTATGATACGTTTCCTCTCGTACTTCCATTGAAGAGTATGGAAGGTGGTTTCCTTGGTCTTAACTTTCACTACCTACCATATGCGTTAAGAGCAAGACTTCTTGATGCAGCAGGGGGTGACAGTTTAAATATCAGTGCAATAGAAAAGAATAGATTAACCAAACCATGTATCAAAAGATATCTGTTTGGGTATACACGTTCTATGTTTCGTAAGGTTGATGATGAAGATAATCTAACTGCAATCATGTTACCAGTACAAAGATTTAAGAAAGCGTCCACCAGTGAAGTGTGGGCAGATTCAAGGAAGATGATTTAATGGCACAAGTATCACTAACACAAGGTCTTGCTGCTCTGAAAAGTAGTGACTTTTCATATGCAAGTAAGTATGAAACCGAAATAACATTTCAAGGTGTCACCAACAAAGACAGAAATCTCACTATTCGTTGTGATAACATAACCATGCCAGGCAGAAATCTTCGTACTGTTATGAATGGTAATGTTTATGGCCCACCACATGAGATGGTACAGGGAACTACATTTGGTGAAATTGCAGCAACATTCTATTTAAGTTCAGATATGAGAGAACTTAAAATCTTCCAC